CTATTACCCCCGTTGGTAATGGCTGGTATCGCTGTTCCATTACGGCCACTTCAGTCGGAACGGTTGGAAACTATGTTGTTTCTTTATCACCTGTACCATCTTCAGTGACCACCTTTAACGCTGTATATGTCCCCGCATCTACAGGTTTGGGTATTTATGTTTATGGCTCACAAGTTGAAGCGGCTAGTTTTGCAACATCCTTTATCCCAACCGTAGCAGCATCCGCCACCCGCTCGGCTGACGTTGCCACAATGGTCGGTAATAACTTTACCAATTGGTACAACCCTTTGGAAGGTTCATTTACCGTAAGCGCGGATAGTACTCGACCAGTATCTACATCTCCTTCAACGCGCATCATTCAATTTGATGATGGCACAAACTCTAATAACATTCGCGCCGCAGGTGCCAGTACCCTTCAAGTTATTGACGCTGGCACTATTCAAGCTAGTCTTGGACCAACGCCGTTTATTGTTTTTGACGGCACTACTTTTAAGTTCGCATCTGCGTTTAAAGAAAATGATTTCGCAAGTGTTACAACAGGCGTTGTTGCAACCGATACAGGCGGAACCATACCTACTGTAACGCAATTGTGTTTAGGCTACGGCGGTACCGGAGGTATTCTTGGTGGCCACCTTAAATCCATTTCCTATTACAACACCCGCCTTAGAAATGATCAATTACAGGTGCTAACAGCATGACCTGGAACGCTAGTCTAATTGATGGTCCAATTACAATAGATGCTTATGATCAGGATCAGGTAGGTGGGTATCACCTTAATTGTCACCCTATTGTCAACCGACAGACAGATACGGGTGGATTGCTGGACGCATTTGTAATCATGCCGTTAAACCCAAGACGGATTTGGCTTGGTGCAGAAACAATGTTTTTGAAATTTGCAGATGAAGCTGAGGCAAAATTGCATTTATCTGATTATTGGATTGATCAATGATTACTGAAGACTTATCGGTTTTCTTTAATGATTTCGGCGTCACGGTCGTTTGGTCGTCTGTAACGGGTAAGGGTATCCTGGATGCGCCGACCAATGTTATGGGTGGCGGCATGGTGCTGTCTAACGAGTATTTGCTGACGGTTAAAACGGCTGAATTTGGCGGCGCTATGTATGGCGACCTAATGACGGTTAACTCGGTCAGCTACAACGTCCGCGAGGCCCGCCAGGTCGATGATGGTGTCTTAACCGAAATCCTGTTGTCGAAAGTCTGATAATGACGACCGTTCGCGAACAAATCCTATCCCGCATCGCCACGGCTCTGGCATCTGCGCCCAGCATTGGTGCGCCGGTCTATCGCAGCCGCCATGCCCCTTTGGCTCGCGGTGAAAGTCCTGCCGTCGTGGTTGAGCCTATCTCCGACCAAGCCAATCAATACACTGTGCCAAAGCTTGACTGGACATTGACTGTTCGAGTGTCAGTTATTGTCAGGGCTGATGTGCCAGACCTAGCCGCTGATGCAATAATTCAAGCGGTTCATACAAAAATGATGGCCGATCTAACATTTGGCGGTTACTCATACGACGTACAGCCACAGTCCACATCGTTTGAGATAATGGACACAGATGTACCGGCTGGCGTAATATCTTATGATTTTGCGGTTCTGTACCGCACTTCACTTACCGATTTAGCCGTGGTATAGGTGACACATGGACGAATATGAAGGTCAAGGCGGTTCTTATATTCTCAATCCCAAGACGGGTAAGCGAGAATTAGTTCAGCGCACTTACGAACTGGCAGAGCAGCCGGTTGCTCCTGCTGATCAACCCACTGAAGCGGAGTAACTTATAATGGCCCTTCTCTCTCGCAAGCGAGTAATCCTCGCCAAGATTGAAACTACTTACGGCACTGACCCGGTTCCTACCGGCGCGGCCAACGCCATCCTCGTGCGTAATTTGGATGTCACCCCGCTTGACGCTGAAATCGTCAATCGCGATCTGGTGCGTCCGTATTTCGGTTCGATGGATCAAATCATTGCGGCCCAGAAAGTCGGCATCTCGTTTGAGGTCGAACTTCAGGGCGCTGGTGCTGCCGGTACGGCCCCTGCTTATGGTCCGCTGCTCAAGGCTTGCGGCCTTGCTGAAACTGTAAATGCCGGTGTGAGTGCTGTTTATACGCCAGTCTCGGCTGCGTTTTCCAGCGTTACCCTGTACGTCCAGGTGCAGGACAACACCGCAGCCTCTTCGCCTTTGCACAAGGTCACCGGCTGTCGCGGTAACGTCGAGTTCATGCTCAACGCCAAATCTCTGCCGGTCATGAAGTTTACGTTCACTGGTGTTTATAACGCAGTGGTCGATGCTACTAACCTAAATGCGACTTATACCGGGTTCAAAACGCCTCTGGCCGTGAACAAGGCTAACACGCCTACGTTCAGTTTCTTTGGTTTTAGCGGCATCATGTCTGACTTTGGCTTGAACCTAAATAACGAGGTCGTTTATCGCAACCTTCTGAACAGCGAAAGCGTAATCCTGACTGACCGCAAGGTCGGAGGCACCGTTCAGTTTGAAGCGCCGACAATCACGGCCAAGGACTTCTTTGCCGCTTCTATTGCCACCACGTTGGGCAGCATGCAGATCGTTCACGGTTCTGTTGCCGGGTCAATTATTGACATCAGTGCCACCAGCACCGTTGACGTCGTGAACCCATCCTACAACGACATGGATGGCATCGTAATGCTATCGGTGCCTTTTGTGGTGGTGCCAACGACTGCCGGTAACGACGAGTTCACCCTGACGGTGAAATAAGAAGGCCGGGCGTCGGCGAAAACCTCCCGGTAACGGCGTTGGCGGGTGCGCCTAATCACCCGCCTTTTAACAAGGGGAAAAAATGGCTTTTATTTTAAAACAAAGTGACAGTTATATCTGGCCAGTCACAGTTGAATTGCCTGTCGATGGCGGGCGGTTCGAAAAGCACTCGTTTGATGCAGAGTTTAAGCGCCTGTCGCAGTCTCGGATCGAAGAGATCATGGAGGATGTGGTTAAGGGTGACGCAAAGGATCGCGAGGTTGCTGCGGAAATCCTGATCGGCTGGCGCGGTGTCAGTGATGACAACGGCGATATTCCGTTCTCAGAAAAGGCCCGCAATGATCTGCTGAATATTCCTCTTGTGTCGGCCTCGACCATCAAAGCTTGGATGGAAAGCTTGGCGGGCGCAAAGAGAAAAAACTAGAAGACGCCGCGCTATATTGGGCGCGTGGCGGAACATCCTATCAAGACGCCATCAATGACCTCAAGAACCTGGGTGCGCCTGAAGAAATCATTCAGGAACTTGAGGATCATCAGCGTGGTGAAGATTTTGAAGTGTGGCCAGAGAATTGGCAATGCCTTGAAATATTCTTGAAGTTACAGACCCAATGGCGCACTACCCAAGGCGTGTTTGTTGGGTTAGACTATTCAGCGGTAAAGTGGATATTTGACGTTTATGGCGTTGAGGACCATAAAGAGATGCTGGATAGTTTAATGGTAATTGAATGGTCGGCCCTGACCGTCATGAATAAGCGCGAGGACAATTGATGGCCCTGAATTACGGCGCAATGTTCAATCTGAACGCTAGCGTGACTGGCACTCAGAGCATCACAAGTTTCACCGGCCAGTTAAACACTGTTGGCAGAACTGCGGACACCGTCAACAAACAGATGGCTGGCCTACGCGGCGCAATCCAGATGTTAGCGTCTGGGTTTGCCGGTTCACAAGTGGCTGGGTTTGTTAATGAAATGGCCCGCGCAACCATCCAGTTGGATGCGTACAGTAAGCAGCTATCTGTCAGTTTTGGTGCTGGCTCCAGCCTTGAATTAGAGACGCTACGCAACACCATGCGAAGCCTTGGTATTGCCCAAGACGAAGCTTTGGGGTCGGCGGTGCGTTTCACTGCTGCCATGAAACTGTCTGGTCAGTCCACCGAGGAGGCCAACAGGTCGTTTGCTGCTGCCTCAAAGCTAATCCTGTCTAATAAATTGTCCGCTGACGGCGCACAGCGTGTGTTCTATGCGATGTCCCAGATTGCCTCTAAGGGCAAACTGATGTCGGAAGAGTTGTCTGGGCAGCTTGCTGAAAACATTGGTGGTATCCAAGCGCAAGTCGCGAAAGCGATGAATATCTCGACGGCCCAACTGTTGAAAAATATGCAGGATGGAAAAGTCAGCGCACAAGACTTTTTTACCGCACTAAACAAGATCGGTGATGGTATTGACCCATCGTCTTTGAATAGTGCAGCCAAGTCTCTGGGTGAACTCAAAAATGCATTTTTTGATCTGAAATCAAGCATACTAGATGCCGAAACAATCAAAACTGTTTTGGACGATGTGACCGGCGCAATTAAACTACTTACTGAAAATGCAGAAGAACTTAAGGATATTGCGGTGGCACTGGCTGCTGCATTTGTAGGACTGTCTGCTTTGAAGATTATTGTTCCGGCTGTTATTGCTATGGGAACCGCTTTTGCTGAAGCCGCTGCTTTGATAGCAAGATTTGGTCTTGTTGTGACTTCTACATTTTATGCGACTTCGGCATTTGGTGCGGGCGCAGGAGGATTGGCCGCAATACTTGCTGGGCCTTGGGGCGTAGCTATAGCTGCGGCTATTGGGGCATTGGTATATTTTGGCATTAAGTTTAAAAAATATTATGACGAAGTTACTGCCGGTACTATTGCCCTTGATAAATTAAGGGAAGCTAACAATCGTACTGTTAGTCCTACCCAGGCCCTGTCTGAGGAGGCCCAGAGGGCGGCTACACACCTAAAGCTTCAGGCTGAAGTAGCAGATGATTTGGCAAAGAAACTGTACAATGTTTCTTTTGCGTCTCTGAAGGCCGCACAGGCTCAGGCTGATCTAAACGTCCAGACCGCCAAGGGTCGTGTTGAAAGTGCCGGTCAGCGTGATACGCGAACTGGATTACAAATGTTGCAGGGCGTAAAACAAGGAACCACCAATTACGACCGAGAAGCCAGATCGCTTGCACAACAGGGTCTTGACCGTGCGAACATAGACAAGGCAATGGCTGACGCGAACTTGGCTAGGGTTCAGTCCGAAGCCAAGGGAATTGTCGCCGGTCTGGAAGCGCCACCCAAGCCGATTGGTGGTCCTGTCGCTGCTGCGACTAAAAAGGACGATCCGTTCCTGAGTGCGCTAGGCAACATGAAGGGCAACGCTGCCCAGTTGATTGCTGAAATTGGGGCCTGGGACAAATACGACATTAAGATCAAGGGTTCTCAGGAAGCCTTGGCTAGGTTTGAGACGGCAGACCCTCTTGGTAAGTTCTTTAAGGAAAGCGAACTGCGTAAACTAGCGTTTGTCGCAGAGGGTGCAAAGTTAGACCAACTGAAAAAAACGACGGATGGTCTGCGAGCATACCAATCGGCATCTGAAAGCCTTGGTGGCAAAGAGGCTGAACTTAAATTCAAAGTCGCTTATTTTGATCAGTACAAAGAAAGCACTAGGTCTGCCAATGCCGCCTTGCTGGATTTTGAAATTGCTGAAGGAAAGTATTATGGGCGAACCGCAGATGAAATATCCGCCCTGCGGTCGAAGGCTCAGGCTGTAGATACGCTGACAGATAGCGTCAGGCGTCAACAGGCCCTGATCAGGGATGCTAGAGACCTAGAGATTGCCAAGGTTAGCAACCAGCAGGAAATTGCTGCTTTGCGAGATGAACCTTTGGCGCTGACCATGAGTGCGTTCGCGTATCAGCAACTGACTGAGCGCAAACAGGAACTTGCCAAAATTAACGAAGAGGCAGTTAAAAAAGAGCCTGAAAATCGACAGGCCTATATTAATGAGCAAATCGCTGCGCTCAATCTGCGACAGGAAATCGAACGGGTTAATGAGGCCAAGCGGCAGAGCATTGCCGGTGGTACGGCTGCTGCGCTGACATCATACGGTGACGAGATTGCTAAGTTGGGTGATCACGTTGCCTCTGCATGGCAAAATGCGCTCAAAGGCACAGAGGACGCATTGGTTAATTTTGCCATGACCGGCAAGTTGTCTTTTAAAGAATTGGCCAGCAGCATAGTCGCCGACCTTATGCGGATCGCGATCCAACAGGCGATTATGCTGCCTATAACGCTGGCCCTAAGAACTGCCGGTCTTCCGTTTGCAAACGGCGGCGCTTTCAGTGGCGGCAATCAAGTTAGCGTAAATGCTAACGGCAATGCCTTTGGCTCGCAGGGCGTCACGGCGTTCGCCAGCGGTGGTGTCGTTAATCGCCCCACGATGTTCCGTCACGGCGGTGGGTTGGGTGTGATGGGTGAGGCTGGCCCTGAAGCGATCATGCCGCTACGGAGGCTGGGAAACGGTCGGCTGGGCGTCGAGACAACTGGTTCCGGTGGTGGCACTCAAAACGTCGTGGTCAATGTCAGCGTCGAGGGCGGCGGCTCGCAAGCCAGTGGCGATCCAGGCAAGGCTAATGAGTTGGGCAAGCTAGTGGCAAACGCTGTTCGGGTTGAACTCGTCCAGCAAAAGCGCCCTGGCGGATTGTTGGCGGCATAAGATGGCAACATTTACATACACAGCAGATTTTGGCGCATCGTTTACGGTTAAACCAAATGCCCGTGTTTCTAAATTCGGTGATGGTTATGAGCAGCGTCAGGCCAATGGCCTGAACACTCAGCCTAAGACTTGGACCCTCAAATTTTCATTGAGGACAGATGCTGAGGCTGATGCTAT